TCCTGATTCGAGATGTTGAACTATAAAAATCATGAATGAAAACAAACAAAAGGCATATAAAATTTTCGAAATACTCTCGCGAGTATCCGCAAAATGGGAGGTTAGTATTGACGAGATCCTATCTCCAACTAGGGGATGCGGATCGGCTCCCGAGGCTAGGTCGGTCGCAATGTATCTAGTTCAGGATGAGCTTGATATTCAGATGCTGAAGATCGCCAAAGTCTTCGGAGGCCGAGATCCTTCGACTGCTGGAAAAGCGGTTTCAAGGATTCGCAAAAGGATGGAACTCGATTCTGAATTTAGGGAAAAGGTAGAAAGCCTTTTTGAGAAGGCTTGAAAAGCTAGGCTAATCTCGATGCCTTTAAATCGAGATAATAACAACACGAGAAAATGAAAAAACAAATTGAATGCCTCGATTCTAAAAACGGGGAAAACTGGCACCTGTTTCATGGTGATTGCGTGGAGGTTTCTTCACAACTTCCTGACGAGTCTATTGATCTTTCGATCTATTCTCCTCCTTTTGCTTCGCTTTATGTCTATTCTGATAGCGTTGCCGATATGGGTAATTGCAAAGATGATGATGAGTTCTTCGATCAGTATCGATTCATGATTAAAGAGAAATTCAGGATCACGAAGCCGGGCCGTCTCTCATGCGTTCATTGCATGGATCTCCCTTCGTCAAAGGGAATGCATGGCTATATCGGACGCCGTGATTTCTCTGGGAAAATCATCAGGGAACATATCAAAGCGGGATGGATATTCCATTGTCGGGTGACTGTCTGGAAAGATCCAGTCGTTGAGATGCAAAGAACAAAGGCGGTAGGACTGCTTCACAAAACCATCAAGAAGGATAGTTCAAGGTCACGCATGGGGAATCCTGACTATCTTCTCGTCTTTGTTAAACCGGGAGAAAACAAAGAGCCTATTTCACACACTGCCGAGGAGTTCCCGGTTGACCAGTGGCAGAAATGGGCTTCTCCGGTATGGATGGACATCAACCAGACAAACGTGCTAAACGGCAGAGATGCTAGGACCGATAAAGATGAAAAACACATTTGCCCTTTGCAGTTAGACTTCATCTTGCGATGCCTGATTCTTTGGAGTAATCCCGGGGATGTTGTATTTTCTCCATTTTCTGGCATTGGGAGTGAGGGCTTTGTTTCAATTCAAAATGGCAGGAAATTTGTAGGAACAGAGCTAAAAGAATCTTACTTCAAACAGGCTTGTCGTTTCCTTGAAAAGGCCGAATCAGAAAAGGAGGTTTTGCTTTGAATTACCAATCATTATTGGAAAGGAAGGCCAATCAAGTATCCATCGGGAAAACCGTAATTGATTGCAATCCTCATCCCAACGCGAAGCCACATCAGGCCGATTGTCTTGATATGCTTTTGAGCGTTAAGCGGGGAGCGGCTTTTCTTGATACTGGGCTAGGCAAGACCTTTCTCCAGCTAGATTGGGCAAGGCATATCCCTGGGGACGTTCTAATTGTAACGCCTCTTGCCGTAGCTCAACAGACAATCAGGGAGGCTAAAAAGCTTCTAGGAATGGAGATAGGCTTTTCATCAGATGGTGAGATTTCAAACAGAGTCACTGTTACAAATTACGAAAGGATTCATCATTTTGATTGCTCCAGATTTCATGGGGTGGTTCTAGATGAAAGCTCTATTTTGAAGGGGCAGAACTCGAAGACAAGAAAGCAACTAACTGAATCATTTAAGGATGCAGAGTTCAAGCTTTGTTGCACTGCGACTCCAGCCCCTAACGACTACACCGAGATAGGGAACCATTCCGAGTTCCTAGGGATCATGCCTCAAATGGAAATGCTTATGCGCTGGTTTGTCCATGACTCGGCCAATACTGCGGACTGGAGACTCAAGAAACACGCCGTGAAAGACTTCTGGGAATGGGTGGCAAGCTGGGCCGCCTGTGTTTCCAAGCCTTCTGACCTAGGGCATGATGACAGCGGATACGATCTCCCCCCGCTAACGACTCACACTCATCTTTCTGAAGCTCCTTTAGATAAGCCGGAGGGGATGCTTTTTGATCTCCCCCAGGTTTCAGCAACGGGGCTCCATAAATCGGCTCGAAAGACTGCGGAGGAGAGATGTAAGAAGCTTTCTGATATGGTCAACGAATCGGATGAACCGTGGATCGTATGGTGCGAATCAAACAATGAGAGTGAGATGCTTGCCAAGCTCATCCCTGATGCGGTAGAGGTCAAAGGAAGCGATACGTTAGCAAAAAAGGAAGAGAACCTCTTAGCTTTCACCGACCAGAAAGCCAGGGTGATTGTCAGCAAAGCTAAGATCTGCGGGTTTGGAATGAACTGGCAACATTGCCGGAAAATCGCATTTTGTTCAATCTCATATTCCTATGAGAGATTCTATCAAGCGGTCAGGAGATCTTGGAGATTTGGTCAAACTAAGCCTGTCGAGGTTCATGTTTTTATCGCTGATTCAGAGCTTGGAGTTTGGCGAGCGATTGAGAACAAGACTAAGGGACATGACCAGATGAAAAAGGAGATGAGACACGCCGTCTTCAAGAAAGGAACCGACCTTCTGAGGAAGGTCGACTACAAGCCAAACTCGAAAAGCGAAATCCCTTCATTCTTATGAAGACACTCGAAAAGAAATTCCGTTCGATAGATGCTGAATCTTGGAATGAGTCATCGAGGCCGATAGTATAGATATTGACGAGGGAGTGAATGCCCGAACCAACCTTGAGCCTCTTGATGGGCGCAGATTCATTCACCGGGGAAACCCGTTCTGCGTTCCTCAAGAGGCTTTTTTTACCAATGATCAAAATCAACAAATGGAGCGAGACTTTTGAGAATGCCGATACGAGAAAGCGGCAGCGGCTGGGTTGGTTTCTGTCTCCTTCTGGGTGTGACTCAAAGGGATACCGGAGGCTCATGAAGAAGGGTGAGGCCGGAGTCCTCGCATTTGGAGTTTATCAGGCCCTCTGTCAGCTTACGGCTACTGGGACCGCAAAGGGGAGGGGGCAATTCTTGCATTCGGACGGGAAATCAATGGATCTCGAAGACCTGTCTGATCTAACCAGGATGCCGGAAAAGGTGATCTCCGATAGCCTGCCATTGCTGGCAGATGTTGGGTGGGTTGAGGCAACTACCGGCAGAAATCTGCCACCTACTGCGGATTGTCTCCCACCTACTGCGGGTTTTGTTAAAGGAGAAGGAGAAGGAGAAGGAGAAGGAGAAGGAGAAGGAGAAGGAGAAGCTTTTACCCCGACACAGGCTATCGCCTGGTCTGTGGCCGAAGGATGGACAGGAATTACTGAGAAGGATTTCCAAGACTGGACGGAAGCCTATCCAGCTTGTGACCTCAAACGACAGATCGCAGCATCCTCAGAATGGCTCAGATCAAATCCAGCCAAGGCCAAGAAAAAGCAATGGAGACGGTTTCTGACCAACTGGCTATCCAGATCTCAAGAACGAGGTGGAGACGCCCAGTCCAATTCCACCAAAGCACCCGCCCACGTTAAAATCTTCACCCCAGACGATCTTTGAACAGAACCCTCGGAAAGTTTTTTCACTTTCTTTGAATTAATGCTTGCAAGAAATCAAATGGGGTGTAATCTAAAAACATGAAAACGAACTACACCGAAATCACCGAAGCCAACGCAACTCCAGCAAACATCGACGCCGCTCTCAAATTCGCGGGAAAGGTAATCTGGGAAGATACAGAAAAAGTCCGCGAAGCTCGCAAGGCAGGAGTTGACCGCATGATGGCAAGAATCCGCGCCGGAAAATGACAGCAGGAGGCAAACGCAAGGGAGCGGGGCGAAAGCCTCGTTCTCATCCTCGGGAAGCCGTTACTGTGCGGCTGGAACCCGAACACGCCGAAAAGTTCCGCGCCATCTGCAAGGCAAAGGGCCGGAGCCAATCGGCGCAAATCACAGAATGGATTAAACGAGCGAACAGAACATGAAACCACCACCAACACTCGAAAAGACGGAGAAGGCCGTTCTCAGCGTCATCCTCCAAAGAGAAAAGGGATGGGACGAGACTCCCCTCGATGAGAGCCTCTTTTACTCCGAGGCTCACAAGCAGATTTTCCGACTATCTCAAGAGGTGGATCACGCTATGGATGAGGTGCAGCTTGTGGAGATCGGGCTCAAGAGGGGAGTCCTTTCTGAGATGGGAGGTGCACCGGCACTGCTCGAAATCTACCACGACTATGTTCCCCGAGGCACATTCCTCAAAGACGTTGAAAGACTCCGATTGTGCGCTGCTCGCCGGCTAGCGATCAAGGCAGCCCGTCAAATCGAGGAGTCTGCATACGACCTCGGGGATGATACGTTTCTGGAACACCTTGGAGAGCCGATCACCTACGTCATCGAGGTGGCATCGGCATCGGCACCCGAGAAATCGACGAAACAGGTCTTCCAAGACGTTTTGGCTGATTTCAAGTCTCTTCTGGAGGGGAGGACTAAAGCGATGGGATGGGAAGTTTCATTACCAAGCCTCACAGCCGCTTTGAGAGGATTTTCCCAGAATCGGGTCTGCGTAGTCTCAGGATACCCTTCAAGCGGTAAGACGCTCCTCGTTGGGCAATTCCTGGTCGATCTCGCTAAACAGGGGGTACCCTCGATGCTGATGAGTTTCGAGATGCCCCGGGACCAACTAGGGAAGCGTCTCATCGTCACCAATGGGCGATTTAATCCTGAGGTGATCTACGATCCCATTCGCAATGGTCAGCGACAAGGGAGAGACAAGCCCTCAAAATCCGATCTCCTCAAAGTAAAGGAATCCTACCGGCAGATCACGGATTCCCCACTCTACCTCGATGAGGCCACTGGTCCCACCATTGACCAGGTCTGCGCTATGATCCGACGAGCCCATCGAAAGCACGGGGTGATTGCCTTCGGCATCGACTACCTCCAGTTGATCCGATCACCGGGAGCCGGGAGCAAGGAGCAAGAGCTAACCACTATCTCTCACAAGCTTCAGGCCATCATGAAAGAACTGGGATTGCTAATTTTCCTGCTTTCCCAGCAGAACAAGGACGGGGATACGAAATACGCCACCACCACCATTGAAGATGCCGATTACGTCTTATCAATCCAGCAGGTTATGGATAAGGAAAGCGTTGACTTCAAAAAGGTTACCGGTATTACCATCAACAAGGACCGTCACACAGGACGCTCAGGATGGACTTTCCCGATAGAAAGACACCCAGACACCCTCTACTTCAAAGAAACGCCATTTCAAAAATGAAAAGCCTATACTGGGATAAAGAGAGCATAGAAAGCGCGAGAAAAACCTGCCAACACCTTTGGCAGCCGTGGAGGAAAGAAACCGGTTACATTTGGCGGTCTTGCGTAAATTGTGGGCTAAGGCAGCAAGAGTCATTCAGCAAGCCCGGATTCTTTGCCGCTAAATGCCCCGCTTGTGGATGGAAGGGAAGCAGCGAGGATTGCAAAGGCGGTAAAGAGCAGGCCAACACGGGCGACATTGAACCCGCTTTGTGCCCTGAGTGTTACCAATACGGCGATGAGAGCGAGGTTGAGGAGATTTTAGAAGCGAACGCCCAATGTCCAATCACACAGCCATGAGAAAACTATACCTAGCACCAGAAACAATGGAAGGACTCAAGGAGATCGCCAAAGCCGCAGAGGGCAACGAGGCTCTGTTGAGTGCTACTGATTGTTCGCCTCGTTGCGATAATTGCCGATGGGGGATGGAGCTAGAGGAGCGATACGACCAGCGACACTGCATCAACCAAGATAGCCGCGAGGCATTCGGCAACGTGGAGGCATCATTCTACTGCCAATTCTTTGAGGCTAACAGAAAAAAGAACAGGGACCCCAAAGGGGCTTCCTGATTCGATGTGTTCAAATTCTACAAATCAACCAAAACAAAAACCATGAGTAACAAATACGAAATGACGGGCACGATTGTGCAAATCAGCGAGACGCAGAGCTTCGCCAGCGGATTCCAGAAACGGGAATTTGTAATCGAGACCGGGGGGCAATACTCCAACTCTGTGAAGTTCGCCTTCGTGAAGGACAAGTGCGAGATCCTCGACCGCTACCAAGTGCGGGACAAGGTCACGGTCTCATTCAACATCAAAGGAAATGAATACAAGGGCCGCCACTACGTCGATCTTCAAGCTTGGCGCATCGAGCGCGAGGATAACCAAGCCCAGCCAGCGACCGCACAGGCACCAGCGCAGGGGACCGAGGAGAATGACGAAATTCCTTTTTAACGACTGAGGACAGGCGCGAGCGCAGCGAAGTCGCTCTGCTCCGACTTGTTCTCCCTTTTTGATTATGAACGCACAAGAAACAATAGACTATTGGATCGGCGCAACTGCCGCCCATGAAACAACCATTGCCAGCCTACTAGAGGAACGGGCGAAACTTCAGCGTGATTTAGAAGTAGCGAGGAACTATGTCCGCACGGAATGGAAGGCTGGCAGACTTCAAGGCGCTATGTCCGACGAGGAGATCAGAGTTTTTCAGGAGAACGCCAAGGATCACACATCGCCATGAAAACAGTATCACCATTGAACGACCACATGATTTTAGATGCCCCTGAATCGGAGGATCACCAGCCGCCTGATGGCGATTGTCGTGCATTCGCTTGTTCTCCTCAGATTGTCCAAATCCTGATCGCGCCGAACGACGCAATATGGCAAGGCCGCATGATGGGTTTGGATTCAAGCGGGGCGGTTCACTCCGTCAATCCTGACGGTAGGTGGGAGCCGTTCGTCCCGCCTCTAAATTTTCAGGAGAACAGCCGAGAACACCCGCCCCGGTAGGGATTGGGTGGTTTTAACTGTTCGGAAATTCCTAATACTTCGCGATGATCTACTTCAAAGAAAAACAATCTACATTATGAGACTAGACGCTTACGCAAACCCCGACAATGAAACAATCCTTGTTGCCCTTGGTATCAAGGAAGATGAAATTCCGCGCTTCCGTGGCGCGATGATCGAGGATGGCAAAGTCCTTATCCACACCCGAAGCGGGGGAGGAAACCGTGATTGGCTAGCAGATGGCAACGCGATGCTTGCCTCCAACGAATACTACATTGAAGATGCCGATGATGACTTCGACTGCACGTATGCAAATTTTTGGTTCCGCATTCCCGATTCTTTGCAGAACAGCCAATGACAAACGAGAAGCACGCCATCCTAATCGAAGAACAAAGGGACAGGCTAAGGTGCCAGATGATGGTGCCTACCTGCCCGGCCTGCGAGATGAC